TATCCAGCAAAGAGAAGTACTGCGACGAACCGTTGAGCGATGCGGCGAAGTTGGCGTCGTCGCTCCGGCCGGAGGCTATGCCCGGCGCCGCCAGCAGTTCGGCGGCCTGGAGGGTGAAGGTGTCGATGGTGTAGGTGTTGCCGGAAGGCGGGGCTCCGCGGAGGGTGAGGTATAGGTCATTATTCCCCGCGGCCCTGCCGTATGCCGTATAAGTGCCTGGCGTTCCAGTAAAGGCCACTGAGGCCGATACGTTCCCGTTTCCGAACATATACCCGGCAACCGGGTTGGTTCCGGTCCCAGCAACCGTGGAGGTGGCTCTGTAGAGTTTACCGAGAACTGAAAGAACGCCGATCTGTCGGATGTAGTGGTTCCCGGGCGTTCCGTCGATGTAGGTGGCCTTCGCGGATATGAGGCCGGCGATTGGGCTTCCGAATTCCGCGGACCATGTGGATGATCCGGCGTAGGTTTCTGTCCAGGAGTCGAAGACATCGGTGCCCCCAGCCCCGGACTTCTCGAAGTCACCGTTGTTGATTGCGGGCGTGGTGATCTGTTTCAGCGAGACGAGATCGAAGCATGCGAACCCGCCAACGGCCGCGGGCGCCCAGAGCATCACGTTGAAGTTGGACGTATTCGCTGGGACCGTGAAATCGAAGGTCCGCCAAGTCCAGGTCGTGCCCGTAACCCCGGTGCTGATGCTCCCGGCAGCTTGACCGTTGAGACTTGCGTATTGCGAGACGGGGGCACCACAGTAGATGCCCACCCCGCCTGCGTTCGTCCCGTCGCCGCGGGTCCACAGGCCGAGGCGGAAGGCCCCCGCACCGGAAAACGCAATCGACTGGTAGATGCGGCATTGATACCCGCCTGCGTAGTTCCCAACCAGTTTGGCTCCTGCGACGGAAATGTACTCGCCGGCCGCGGTGGTTCTGAGAATCTGCCCAACAGCCGTTCCGAGGTCTTCGGTCCAGTCTGCGAATACGTCCGCCCCGCCGCCGCCCGCCGTGTCGAACCCGCCATTCGCGAGGAGTTCGGGCCCATAGGCCCCGGGGGCGATGATGTTTCCGAACGTCTGCGACAGGTGGTTGCTGCCGTGCGAGTCGTATCGCGTCCCGGTCGGTTCGCCCAAGTCCCACCAGGAGACCAGGCCGGTCTTGACGGCGGCCGGGGCCGTGGCGTCGGCGAGGTCGACGTAGGTGTGGCCCTTGCCGGAGTTGTAGAGGTAGGCGATCTCGTCGGCGGAGAGGGCCCTGGACCAGAACCCCGCGGAATCCAAGCGACCGTTGAAGCACTGGGCACTTGCCCACGATCCGAGGCAGAACGGAGAGATGCTGTTGACAGGGCCCGCAAGGGAGGAGATGTCCCCGACAGTGTTCTCTTTGGTGCCGTTGATGTAGACGCGAATCTGCCCCAAGACGCGATCGAAGACGGCCACGACGAAGTACCACTTCAGCGTGTCAAGCACGGTGTCGAAGGGGACCGTAATCAGAGAGGAAGCGTCGTCGTTGATTCGGACCTGGATTCTACGGGTGGTGGTGAGTTCGACAAGATAGGTGCCGCTGTTTGCTGCGCCGCCACCCTTATCCACCATCGTGATGTTGCCGCTACCGGCAGTGTCAGCCCACATCCAAAACGCAATGGAGTAGTCACCGGCTCCCGGGTCCAACCCGGTCTGGCTGGCGTCGGCGATCGAGAGGTATTCCTTGTCCGCCGCGGTGAATTGACACGCCGCGTCCCGCTTGACGCTCGAACGCAACGAGGCATCCCACCAGGCCCGCAGGCCGGGGATCGCGCCGGGGCCGCCGGCGCGGCCGGGTGGCATACCAAGGGCCAGTCCGTCTGCAAGCATCGCAAGCTCCTTACCCAAGCCAGAGTTCGATCTGGTAATCCTGCCCAGCGGTCGCGGCGATCTCGATTGCCTTGGCCCCGGCCGCCACGTCGGCGAGCTTGTCGTTGAAGAGCAGGACGAGTGTTCCCCCGGCCGGAACCACGAGCGGGTTGCCGGCGTTGAGCGAATAGGGATTGGCGACGGCGTTGGAGACGGTGACGCTGTTCGTCGCCGAGAGGTTGTTGATGCGGATCGCCTGGACCTTGAGGCCCGTCCCGTTGATCGTCGTCCCGAGGTCCGGAACGAGCGCCGTGAGGTCCAGGGACTGATTGCCCGCGAGCTTCTTGCCCCAATACTTGGTGATCGGCGGCGTGGTCGTTCCATCGAGGGAAACGTTGGTATTGAACCCGTTGAAACCGAAGGTGCGGTTCGAGGCCGCCGGCAGTTCGGCCGCCGAGTAGACCAGGCTCGTGGTAAGGCTCAGTTGTCCCGAGAGTTTCACGTCCATGGGAATTCAAGGGGTAAGGGGTATGAGGTAAGGGATCAGGGGGTTGGGTTCGAGGCTCTTACCCCTGACCCCTCATCCCTTACCCCTCTTTGCTATTCACTCGGTGTTCCGACCATGACCAGGTCCCAATCGCATTCGAGGATCGCCCCGGCCCCGGCGGTGTCGAGTAGGACCGGCCGCAGGGAAACCTGCCGCACGTCGAGCACGGCGCAGAAGCCCTCGGCGGAGAGGTCCAGGCCGGCCCAGGCGATCGGCACGGCCCCGTAGCCGATTAGCTGCGTGTACTGGAGGAAGAGGCCACGTCCGGCGGCCAGGTTGAGCACGCCGTCGGAACTCCGCAGGCTGAACGGCCGCCCCTGGTATCCCTGTCGCCAAATGGCGACACCCGGCACGCCTGCGCGGGCCTCCGCGACGAGGTGCTGCTTTAGCGGCTCGCAGTTGCCGCGCAGCGATCGGAAGAGGAAGGGGCCGATGGCGTTCACGGGCGGATGGGGTCAGGGGTGAGGGGTTTGGGGTAAGGGTCAGTAATTGGGGGCGTGCTGGCGGCTCGCGCCGTCCACGGCCGCGGGGCTGGGGGTGCTGGAGCGGCGATTCAAGTCCTCGCGAAGTCCCTCGATCTGCTTGCGGAGCTTCTTGGCTTCTTCCAGTTGCTCATCGCGAAATGTCAAGATCGCATCGGACCGCGCGCGGCCCTCGGCGCCGCCGCTGCTGCGCTCGATCGCCGCTGCCTTCGTCATTTGCTGAGCGAAGTTCTTTTCCGGGTCCATTCCCTGCCATGCGCTGGTGCGGTATTCCCAGCTCTGCGCGGTACGCTCCAGGTAGCCGACGCCTGCATTGCCGAGCGCCGTGTCGAGCTTGGCGCGGCTGAACAATCCGGCGAGGACCGCCTGCTTTCCCGCGATCGTCCCAAGCATCCGCTCTTGGAATGCCTGATCGCCGCGATCGATGTCGGCAGCGACCTGCGCGTCAGGCTCCTGCAACTGCCCGATCGTGTCTTCGGCCAGCTTTCCCCACTGACTGCGCGGGGCAAACTGCTTGACGTTTTCCTGGTATCGCTGCCGTGTTTGCCCGCCGCGCCCGCCCAGGAGTTCCTCAATAGCGACCTGAGAGGCAGCCTCGAAGCTTGCTTCCTGGAGGAACTTCTCGCGAGCCTTTTGGTTGCCGGCGAGGTAGTCCATCCGCTCAATCACGGTCTTCAGGCCGGTTCCCTTGTGGGCGAGTGTCTTGCGGACTCTCCCGCTGGCGTCCCGTTCCTCCTTGTACGTGTTCTTCTCTGGGAGCATCTCCTCCAACTGCTTGGCGAGTTGCACGACGGCCGTTCCGCTGAGACGGCCCTCAATGTCGCGGCCTTTCATGCCCTGCTGAACGGCCGCCACCAACGCGCCGGCTTGCTCGGGAGTAGCTCCATACGAGGTAAGCGCCCCAGCGCCGGGGACAATGTTGCGCGATAGGTCGGCAAGGTTCCTGGTCTGGGCTTGTTGCCCGATAGCGAGGATGTAGCCCAAGGCATCGGTGGAGGTCCCACCCGTAATCTTGTTGACGTTGGGCAGTGCCCCCGCCAACTCGACCATATTTTGGACGTTGTTCGGAGAGGCCCGCATTGCCACCCGCGCAGCATCTTCCGCGACTTTGGCATTTCCGCCGGATGCCGACGCCGCCGCCGACACGACCCGCCAGGCCGTGGCCTGTCCGCCTTGGGGGCGCAGATCGGAGGCCATCTTCTCGACGGTGGCGATGAGCTTGTCCTGCTCGGCTTTCGGGAGCATCAGGTTCCCAATGGCCTCGGACTGGGCGTCTGCGAGGCTCACTGCGGCATCCTTCATCCGATTCGCAATTTCCTCACGCTGTTTTTCCGCGTCGAGGATCTTGTTGACGGTCGCGGAGATGCCCAGGTAGGCAGTCGCCATCTCGGCGAGCCCTTGGACTTGATCGTCGATCGCCTTTTCGACTTCCTTCGCCGAGTCCTTGGTCTTCTTGAAGTTCCGCTCGATCTTGGTCTGGCCCTCCATGACCTTCTGCATGGACCTCCAGAGCTTCGCTTCGTCGCCGGACATCTCTACGACGATTTGGGCCATCAGCGAGGTTCCTGGGGGTCAACGGCGGGGAGGTACGATCAGGACGACGGGCGGACGGTTGTCACGGTGTTCGGCTTCCATCCCGAGAAGGGTCATTTCGGCGATGGTCGGGCGGTGCGCCGGTGCGAGACCCGCGGCCCAACGCCGATACATCAGCCCTCGGCTGGATCGGTAGGGGCTTTTTTTTTGAACCATTCCTCCAGGAACGGCCAGTCGACCACGGCATCCATGATCCTGCGTGCCGAGTCCGTATCGAACAGCCCGAGCAGGTCCACCTCATGAGGTCCCACTCGGTAGTTGGTGGCGAGGGCGAGGAGTGCGGCGTCGAACAGGCCCACGAAATCGAAGGCGACCGAGAGCCTGGCTCCATCGCCGTTTTCGTCGGCGGGATCCTCGGCTCGAGCCTCGCCGCTTTCGTCGGTCCCGGCCGAGACGGTTTGGGCTCCCCATCGAGAGTCCCAGTAGCGGACGGCGACGTCCCAGAGCTTACGAAACGCCGGCTTGACGCCGCGGACCGCCCATCGCCCGTCCTCGTTTACGCCCACGCAATGCGGGAGCGACGGGTAATGGATCAGCCGGCCCGACTCCTCCTCGTGAATTGCACGGGCCACGGGGATCAGCCACTCGCGATCATCGGCGAGTTGCACGGGCCAAGCCCGATCGGCGAGCATCTTCACGCGGGCCAGGTCCTTCGGGCCGGGCGGGCTCGAGGAGAGCATGCCGACCCAATAACCGGCGGCTTGCCGCCAGGTCTGGCGGTCGGGATAGTAGCCGATCTCCCCGGCGGGCACCCGCTGCGGGTCGGCCAGCACGCACCCGGCGCGGCCGTCGGGCCCACGGGAGACCATCGCCGGCGTCGGATTGCGCTCGAAGGCGTAGCCGAGTCCGGCCTCACGGAGGGCCGCGAGAGTGACTTTCTCCCGAGTTCCGTCCGGGATGTAGTACAGGAATCCGGCCATGAGGCTGCGAGGGGTAAGGGGTAAGGGGTAAGGGGTAAGGGATGCGGGGGAAGGTAGGGTTCACACCCTTACCCCATACCCCATACCCCTGTTCCCTTTCGTTACGCTGGATGAGCGATGGCGGTGTTGACGGTGATCGGGTAGTTGGTGCCGTCGTACTTCGTAACGAGCGTGATCGAGGTTTCGCCGGGGTTGTTGCCGCTGAAGCTGCCCGGCTTATCGACGTAGGCCAGGCCCGCGGCCGTGAACTTGATGTGCTCGGCGGTGGCGTTGGCGACGAACGTCCCGCCGGCGGCCCGCTTGCGGAGATAGAGGCTGGTGTTGGCGTGCGTGCCGTTGAGGCCGGCGAGCGGGACGCCGGCCGCGCCGAACCACTTGGAGCGGTTGCCGCGGAGCGTGATGCGGGGCTGGGCGACCTCGATCGAGACGAACTGCGGCCAGATTTCCGAGTCGGACGAGTCCTTGCGGACCCGCAGCCCGAAGTCAATTTCCAGCCCGAGGAGCTGCGCGAGGGCCACGCCGCCGATCGTGGCCGCCCCGAGGGTGAAGCGCTCGACGTCGGCCAGGCCCGTGGGCAGGCTGATCGTCTCGGCGATCACGTAGGGATCGTTCGTGCCGTCGTGGGCGACCGCGGCTTCCAGGGTGAGCTTGGCGTCGCCGCGGTGGTCGCAGGTGAGCCGAATGGGATAGAGCATCCCAGCGCGGACGGTGACGCTGCGGTGATTCGCCCCGCTGGCCCGCGCCCCGCCCTTGAGGAGCTGCTGCCAGTAGTGGACCAGGAACCCGCTGAGCGTGGCGATGTTCACGCCGGCGACTCCGACCGCGGTCAGGGCGGCGGCGATGTTGTACGTCGAAAAACTCGCCGTCTGCTCCTGGGAGACGATCGACTGGAAACGGGCATAGGGCTCGCCGCTGGTGGCCTCGCTGCGGACCTCGGTCTCGCTGCCGACGTCCTCTTCGGTCACGCCGCCGAGCAACGCCGCCCCCACGCCCACGCCCCAGAGAGTATGCAGTTCGGAGACGCCCATCAGATCACCTTGGTCTCGTTGATTCCGAGTCGATTGAGTTTCTGCCCGAGGATGCGGTCCACGATCACGCCGGCCTGGCGCCGTTCGCCGCCGGTGAAACGGTAGGCGAGTTCATGCCGCATGCTCATGCGCGCGCCCTTGGTCTTGAAATTCAGGGCGTAGGCCGGCATGGAGACCCGCACGCCCTGGCCGGTGGACGTGACGCGGCCCTGCTTCGCCAGCCGTTCGCTCGTCCCGGTGAACACCAGCGGCTTGGTGTGGCCGAACTTCTTCAGTTTCCTGGCGGTGTAGGTGGCCTTCCATTTGCGGTATTGCGTGCCCCGCTCGCCCATGCGGGGCGTGTACTGGTAGAGCGCGAATGCGTCCCGCGAGAAGTGCAGCGGGCGGACCTCGCGGAACCACCAGTAGCCCGCGTAATACCACGCCTCCTTCTTGAGCCGGTTGAGTTCCCGGCGGGCGATTCCCGGCACGGCCCCCTTATAGTGAATCCGAATTGCACCGATCATGACTGATTCGGTCCCCATCGGACAGCAATCTCGACCCCCTGGACCTCGCCTTGCGCCGCGTGACTCTCGGGGTCGTTCCGATAGGGACCCTCTTGGACGCGGACCTCCGCCAGGTCCAGGCCGATCGAGTCGGCCCCGTCGCAAAGCTCATCCAGGATCTTGCCGATCGTGGTCTTCCAGGCCCGTTCGGCGGCCGAGAAATCCCGGGCGTACTGCAGAGGCAGGTCCTGAATCAGGAAGAGGGCCAGTTGCCCGCTCTCCGACCAGGTCCCCACGGCGGCCTTCGTCCGCGTGAAGCCCTGCTGTTCCTCCATTGCCACGATGGCGTAGGGCCGCAGGGCCCGCAGCTCGTCCCGCGTGTACTCGCCGGTGTCGGGATCTTCCGGCGGCGGCAGGGCATCGTGGTAGATGCGTCGGGCGGCCGCGGCCGCGTTGCCCGAGGCGGTCCAGGATTGGAACGTCGGGCAGGCGGCAAGCACGGTGGCCAGCGTGTCTTCGGCGATGGAGAGGCCGCTTTCGGACATACATCACTTCCGGAACTGGGGCCGCGATTTCTCGGCGGCCCCCTTGTGGACCAAGTGCCAGCGGGTGAGGCCGCCGGCGGTATCGCCAACCCGATCGATGGAGTATTCCGCGCCGTCGATCACCACGGTGCCGAGCCTGTCGGCCGACTCGGTGGGGACTTCGACCGCGCGGACGCGGCGGACCGAGCGGCCGTCGGGGGCCGGCTCGAAGGTCTGCTCGCCGCGTTCGACGATCGCCGTGAGCATGACTTCCGGGCCGCCGGAGGCCGGGCGCAGGAGGATCGGCTCGCCGCCCAATTCGAGCAGCAGCGTGCGTCCTTCGGCGGTCAGGTTGTCGAGGAAGCTCATGGGATCAATCGAACGTGTGGAGGGTGAGCCATTGGACGCGGACCTCGCCCGGCGTGTCGTCGGCGGTCTTCTCCAGGTGGATGAGGGCCTTCAGCGGGCCCGTCGCTTTGTCCAGCTTGAAGGCCGTCGCCGAGAGGACGCGGACGCCGTCGAGGTAGAACTTGACGGCGGTCAGGTCCCGGCAGTCGATCCACAGATCGAAGTAGGTGTCGTCCACGGCGTCGACCGTGGTGTCGGTGGCGTTGACCTCGGTCGTGCCGTCGTCGCTCTCGACCTTGATGTCGAGGCTCGTCCCGTCCATGTGGAGGAAGGCACTTTCGGTGATCGCGTCGGCGTCGCTGGCGTGGGTGCCGTTTGCCACGCCGGCGCTCAGGTCCAGGGCGGCGTTGTCGCCGATGTCGAACACGGCCAGCCGCGCGCGGAGGATGAACTTCCGCGAGACCGGGACGGCCAGGTTCGAGAGCAGGTCCACCTTCTGGGCCTCGTTCGTGGCCGAGAAAGCGAGGCTGATCGCGCCGCCGGGAAGCTGCGTGATGCTAGGCGTCCCCGCCGTCTTCACGATCACCGTGCTGAAGGTGTTCTGCCGGGTGTCGACGAACGGCTGGCTGACGGCGTTCAGATCGACCAGCACGGTGGTTGCCGCGGCCAGCGAGTCTTCGACGGCGACGCCCATGCGAAAGCGGCCGTTTCCGGGGGCGAAGTGGGCGCGGTTGGTGGAACTGTCGAAGTAGACGTCTCCGCCCTGGAGGAGATTGATCGAGGCGGTCTTGGGGACCTCGACGATGCCGGAGGTCTTGAAGTTGACGGCGTCGCCGACGTCCACTCCCCTGAGTTGGCCGACGTAGGCCGCCCGGCCGTCGGGGAGTTGGCGGCACTCGCCGCTGGTCATGGCGACGGCGGCGATCTGGTGGACCTCGCCGGCGTCGTAACGAGGCAAGCATTCCGAGGACATGAGAGAACTCCGAAGTGTGCGAGAAGAAGTCGAGGGAAGGAAAGGGGCCGCGTCTCACGCCGAGTCGCACAAGACGCGGAGGAGGAATCAGGCGGCGCCCTTGCTGCGGTAGAGGCCGCGGTAGTCGAGGGCCTTGGTGCCGATGTCGAGCTTCGCGTCCCAGCCGATTCCCCAGCGGCCCTGGGTGAGTTGGAAGGAACGGATGATCGGGGCACGTCCGGTGCCGCGGAGGTAGGCCACGAGGATCGTGCGGGCGGCGTTCTCGCCGGGACGGGCCGCGAGATACCAGTTGACCGCCGAACCCGTGTACTGCTTCGCGGTGAGCGGATCGACCACGCCGGCCGCGCCGATGCGATCGTCGGCCACGAGCGTCATGCCCTGGTCCTTCAGCGGGTTGTAGGTCCCGCCGCTCGCCGAGGCGATGATCCGTTCCGCGGATTGGAGCAGGATCTGCGCCGTGAACTTGATGTCCTGCGGAACGAGCAGGAAGCGGGGACGCATGTTGATCGGCCGATCCTTGACCCGCTGCTTTCCGAAGGAAGTGATGGCCGTCTGCAGCGCGGCGGCGGAGAGGGCCGCGTCGGCATGCTCCCAGAGGTTCGCGTGATCGGCGTGGAAGAGCGCGGTCTCGTCCGCGCCCAATTCCGGGTTGGAGAGGAGGTGGGCATAGACCATATCGGGCCGCGTGGCGCGGGCCGAGGCGCCCATCTCGTCCGGCGCGACCTGATCGAGTTGGCCGAAGCGATCGTCGATGATGTCCTGTTCGTCGAGGACGAACTGCCCCGAGAACCGATAGACCCGGAAGGTTTCCGCCGAGTCATCGGTGTCCATGTGCTTGGCCTCGCCGCCCCGCGTGTGACGCTGCATCCGGCCGAAGCGGCCCATCGTCGCGGCCTCGGTGGGCTGGAACGTGCCGACCTCGGTCTCGCTGGTCCATCCGACCGTGGTATCCTCGGCGTCCTGGTAGCCCTGCATGAACTGGGCCTGGAAGGACGTGGTGAAGATCGCCGTGAGGGCCGATCCGCTCAAGGCCATGCGGATCATCTCGTCGCGACTGGAGTAGTTGCGGCCTTCCAGGCGGCATGCCTCGCGGCAGAAGTCCACCAGCGAGAACTCCCGATACTGGTAGCCGCGATCGGCGGCCTGCTCCCACTCCGCGCTCCGCTGCCCTTCGCGACGCGGGACGAACCGCCCGCCGCGGAACTCGGCGTGATGGGTGACCGGGTCGAGCCCATGCCGCAACATGAACGCGGCGGCCAGGGAATTGCGCGTGCAGTCCAACTCGTGGGAACGGCTGTGGATGGCGGGGCCCTGATTGCCGTTGCCGGTTCCCATGCGGCTGCGGTAGTGACCGAGGAACGCCTCGCTGGCCCGATCGGGCGCCCAGCCCTCGGCGATGGCCCGCTGCACCAGGTCGGCGGGCATCTCGCCGCGAGCCAGTTCGTGGATGCGGGCGACGCGGGATCGCTCCGCCTGGACGGCGTCGGGGGCCGCCGGGGGATTGCCCGATTGGCCCGCCGGCGGGTTGGCCGGCGGATTCGCCGGGTTGGCCCGGGCGCCCTCGCCGTTTCCGCTGGCGGGCTGCGGATCGGGCGGGACCTCTTCGCCGTCGGCCAAGAGGCCGCGGGCGTGCTCGGCCTGGTCGTTGGCCAGCCCGCGGTAGAAGGCCCAAGCTTCGGCGTCGCTGGCTTCCTTCCGAAGGCCGATCGATTCCAGGTACGCGCGCAGTTGTTCGTTCACGTCAAGACTCCGTCGAAGAGATGGGGTGGGTTGGTGGGAAGCAGGAGGGGCGGCCTCGCGGATCTTGGCCTTGGGGTCCGCGCCGATGGGGACGAGGGAGGTTTCATGGGGCCGCCAGCGGGTTGAGACGCGGAGCGTGCGGGCCCCGGCAGTGTAGTTGCGGCCGCCGATGTTCTTGGTCTGGCCGGCGGGAATGTCGGTGCTTTCGAGGACCCGATACCCGACCGAGACGTCGGTGATGTGCCCGTCGCGGACCTTTTCCCAGGCTCGTTGGCTCAGATCGTCCTTGGCGAAGAACAGCCGGCCGATGAGGTTCTCACCTTCCTTCCGCACGTTGCGGATCGAGCCCATCACCGCATCGAGCGTCCAGCGGTAATGATTCTCCAGCATCGGCATGCGATCGGGAATTTCCGCCCCGTCCATCCGCAGGACTTCCTCAATCACCTGGTCGCGGCCCCAATCGTAGACCAGGGCCGGCGTCTCGGTGGCAAGAACGGCCTCGACGGAGCGATCTTCCTCGTTGATCGTCGCGGCGCGGACGGCGACTGTGCGGCAGACCAGGTCCCGCGTCTGCGGCTCCTCGCGGACGAAAAGAGGGGATTCACCACGGAGACACGGAGGGCACGGAGAATCGCACGAAGCGGGGAGAGGCAATTGGGTTCTCGGTTTCGTCTTCATGTCTTCCTCCGGTGTTCTCCGTGCCTCCGTGGTGAGTCCCTCGCCCCGCCTATTCGCTGGCTGCGGTTTCGAGTTCCTCGTCTTCGAGGTCCTCCTCGTCGTCTTCGGCGTTGTCGGCCGAGCCGGCGTCGGTCGAGGCGTTGCCGCTCGGTCGACCCTCGCCGGAGGCGGCGGGGGAGGCCTTGCCCAATGCGGCCAAGGGGGAAATCTGGATCGGCTCGAAGCCGGCGCGGCGGAGGGCCTCGTTGTCCCGCTTGAGCCGCTGGAGGTGCGAGTCGATGTCCTTGCCGCTCTCGGCCAGGATCTCGCTGAAGCTCGACTCGCCCGTCACCAGGCGGATGGCGATGGCGCGGCCTTCCTTCTCGGGGTCCACGTGATCGAGCTTCGGCCAGGTCCAGAGGCAGACCACCTTCCGCGGCCGCGGCGGCAAGAGGCCCGCCAGTTCGGCTTCGCGGGCGATGACGTCCACGCACTGCGAAAGCCCCTCGCTCAAGAGCCGGTCGACGAACTGCAGCGCCCGGCCGTAGACCTTGCCGTCGAAGCGGGCGGAACTGTAGTTGTGCTCATCGGCGGCCAGACGCACCGCCATGAGCGGCATGCCGACCGGCCGGCCGATCTCGCGGAGCCGCTCCTTGCGGTAGTCCACGTACATCGTCGTGGGCTGCGTGGGCTGGAGGCCCATCGGCTTCCAACCGGGCGGGCCGGTCTGCTGCATGCGGCGTTCGATTTCGGCCGACTCGTTGAGGATCAGCGGCTCGACCTGGGGATTGTCGGTGTACCAGAAGACGGCGAAATCGGCCGCCTGGCGGGCGGCGTCCAAAACCTGGACGTCGTAATCGCGGAGGTCGGCGATCGCCTGGAGCGACGGCGCGAGCCACGGCACGCCGCGGGCCTGGCCGGGCTCCTGGACGATGAACTTGTGGACCACGATGTCAGGCGGGACGGGCTCGAATCCCGAGATTCCTCCCCAGGAGTCCCGTGGGTCGGCGGCATTGAGGTAGTATTGCGTCGGCCGGCCGAACTCGTTGCGGCGGATTCCCAGCGTGACGGAGGGATCGCCCGAGAACTGGGGCGGGGTGTCGAGCCGGCTGGCGTGCAGGCATAAGAGCCGCGTGGTGATCGGCCCGTCTTGGGCCGGGTCGGTGACGAAGCGGCCCAGGAACTCGCCGTCGATCCAAAGGGCGCGGACCCAGAGGGAGAGGACGCCGGCGATGGAGATCTGGCCGGAGGCCTCGGGGGCGCGGAACCAATCGCGGACGAATTCCTCGAGGCGGGCGTTGTACTGCGGGTCGGCCGACTGGACATTGAGCGAGGGGCCCGACTCGCCGACGATGTCGATGGCGTGCGTGGTGATGACGCCTTCGAGGGTCGGGTTGCGGGAGACCTCGTGGGCGGCCCGGGCGCGGATCGTCGCGAGGTCCGACAGCAGATCGGTATTCAAAGAAGCCCCGGTGACGTCCTTCCACTGGGCCTGATTGAGCCGATCGGTCTTGGCGGCCTCCCAGCGGCGGAACGCCTCCTTGGTGGCGGCGGCCGTGCGTCGGCGGCGGAAGGCGCGTTTGAGCCAGTCGAGCATGAGGAGGAAGGGATCAGGGGTAAGGGGATAGGGGTGAGGGGATAGGGGTGAGGGGACAGAGAGGAGAGGGCGGGGTTCGCGACTTACCCCTTACCCCTATTCCCTCACCCCTTGGTACTTGACCCGCATCCGCTGGATGCCCCCCGCCGCCGCGCGGGCCCGTTTCTGGGCGCGGACAGACTGGATCCACGCGGCGATCTGCTCGCGGCCCCAGGTGAGTTGGAGTTCGCCGTGGCGGTGGTCAGGGATCGACGCGAGGAGGGCTTCGGCGGCTAGCGCGTCATCGATGGCTCCGTCGTGGTCGCCGGCTTTGAGCTTCGTGCCGGCCTCGCGCATCAGGGATTCGATTTCGGCTTGGGTTGCCATATCCCAGCCACGATACGGCCGGGAGCGGAGGGGAGCGACGGAGGAGGTTACAGATTCTGTAACGCCGGCCCCGGACGCCATGGGCACAAGCCGACATCGCGAAACGTGCATATTCCTCACGAGTTTGCAGTTCCCCGACAAACCGACGATCTCCTCTTGACGACCTCACGCCCGGATGTAAGATGGGGTTATATGCGAGGTGGCCACGGCCATTGTGTTCCTTAAGGTGTTTTGTTTAGGCTGCCCAATGTTGCCAGATATCACACATCTGCAGTTTCTCGTGCTCTCGATCCTGATGAACTCTGAGCGATCGGGGCGGTACGTCAGGGGAGAGCTTGCCAAACACGGTCAGAAGAAGACCCTTGCTTCCTTCTACCAACTCATGGCTCGGCTGGAAGAGACCGACATGGTCGAGGGGTGGTATGAAACCAAGGTAATCGACGGACAGACGGTGAAGGAGCGGTTCTACCGGATCTTGGGCCACGGCATACGCTGTTGGGAACTGGCCCGAGACTTCTACGTTTTGGCGAGCCAGAAGGCCGTTGGAAATCTTGGGCTGGGGTTGGGATAGTGCAGGGACCAGGCGATAACTGCGAATTGCATCGCGACAGACTCAACTCGGTATTGTTCGTCGAGCAGACCTGCATTGCGCTACGCGTGTTTGTCTATGCCAGTGCAGCCGTGCTTGCTTGGGCCCTCAAGTCATGGGGCATCTTGTTGGGAGCAGTGATTGGGAGCGAGATTGGACGACTTGCTGTCAATGTATTGATCGAACTGGTCGTACGCCATCTACAGGGGGCCGCTCCGTGGCATTGCACCCCGCATGGGTGGACCCGCTTTGGGTGGCTTCTCGGGCACTGCGTGCCGAGGGGTATCCGTCAGCACGTCTACGAACCGAGCCACAATGAGATCCTGGATGACTACTTATCAGCTCGGCCGAGATGTCGATCCAAGTCGGCCCGCATCTGGCTCAGTCTCTGTTTGACTGTTAGGACCGTCTTGCTGCTCGTCGATTGTTGGCGCGTCTGGGCAGCGGCAAAGACCGCGGGAGTGCTTGTTAACTGGATTCTCAAACCCGTCAAACGCTGGTGGGTTAGTTAGTTTCAGTAGTTCCGTCACAATTTGACGGCGACGATCTGTGCATGGAGTTGGGGGTGATGAGCGAAGGTCGAGATCAAGGACTATCGATGTCTTTCGCCGAGATACTGAAGAGTGAACTACCCGACGTATCTCTGCCGCATGTGAATGGTCGACAGCGCGAAGTTCTGGAGGCCGAAGTGCGAAAGGCCCACGAAGAGATCGACGCCCGCGATTGGTCGACCTCGGATGAAGATCATGCTTGCTTCCTGGCGATAAGGTGTCGCCTCATCGAGAAGTTCAACGCCGTTGCACAGGAGAGGATACGGACGCTGCGTCAACAAATGGCTCGCTGGACGTGCGCGTTCTTTGTCGTAGGCACTGCACTGATCGCGTTTTCGTTGATGATTCCCGTCCCTGGGATAACGATCTGGGCAACATTGGTTGTGGGCGCAGGAACGGTAAAGGTGCTTTGGATGCTACGGATTGCCAGGTCTTTTGCCGTCACAAGTGCTCGCCCCAAAAGCTGGCTGTCGCGTTGGCACGATGTCCTGCCGGGGTGGCCTCGCTTCTGGGAACTCTTCGGGTATTGCCTTCCAAGAAAGACTCGCACAACGGTGTACGATCCGGGTGTCAACGAGTTGCTGGAAGACTACGTCGGGACTCGACGGAAGTATCGTTCCAGGATTGTGCGATTCTGGCTCAACACATGCTTCACCCTCAGGACCGCTCTGCTCCTCGTCGATTGCTGGCGCGTCCTAGCGGCCAGCAAGGCGGTGAAGATGCTCCTGAACTGGACTCCCGAACCCGTGAAGCGGTGGTGGATCAACTAGCTGGCATCTCGGTGAAGCCTGGGTCAGACGACATTCGGAGGCGTGGAACGTGGAACCCCGGACGTATCTCTACGTGGATGGCGAAAGCCACTTTATCCGATCGCAGGAGAGCTGGAAAACGCTGTATACCAAGAGGGCGACGTCGCTCGAGGAACTTGCCGCGACCAACCCGTCAGATATCGACGCTCCGTACCGACACCTGCGATTTCGTCAGGAGTATCCCAGCCGTTTTGCCATTCAGATGGACGCCAAGTTCTACTGGGACAAGAGCGCGCTCTGTTACGTAGGCCCTCCGGCGTCTATTCCTTCACGCGCGGTGTACGTCACATCCTGCCGTAACGATGGGACTACTCCACATCAGACTCGCACGTTCATCCGGCAAGCCGGATTCGAGCCTGTAGTCCTTGAAGAACGGAGCAGCCTCCAGAGGCAGCGGGAGTCACAACGCGAGAAGCTGGGCCTGATCGAGAAACCGAAAGGGGTGGATATTGCGCTGGCAGTCCGCGTTCTAGAAGATGCGCACGCAAACGCCTTTGACACGTGCTGCATTTGTACGAGTGATGTCGATTACATCCCGCTGGTGCAAGCCGTTAGACGCATCGGAAAGAACGTCGTCATACTGGGTTACCGTGCTGGTCTTGGCAAGCAGTGCGCCTTCGACTACGTCCCTGACCGCTTTTTCGACTTGACAGAAGTCATCATGGACATGGTTTGGAAGCACGATGACGCCAGCAACCTCGGGATCACGTCGCTCCGGGAGGATGGCGTTCAATCGTAGGAGTGCAAGACGCCTTACGTCTTGGCGGCCACCGCAAATGAGTCTGTTGCGTTCGCCATGCCCTGCAATTAGAATCGCTTCGTGGATCGCCTCACAGACGCGGGGAGTCGACCGATGGTCAAGAAACCTGAACAACGGACGGAGAAGATCGCTGAGCAGGAAGCGGATCGCCCTGAATGCTTCGTAATCATGCCGATTTCCGACCCAGAAGGGTATGCGAAAGGCCATTTCCAGCGAGTATACAGGGACATTTTCCGCCGAGCATGCAAAGCGGCCGGATATCGAGCGATTCGGGCAGACGACGTTGCCCAAACGAATCTCATTCAAGAGGATATTCTCCGTCGTCTGCTCAAAGCCCCGATGGCGTTGTGCGATCTGAGCGCCCTTAGGCCGAATGTACTGTTCGAGTTGGGATTGAGGCAAGCGTTCGAGATGCCGGTAGTCTTGGTGGCTGAAGAGGGCACGCCAAACCTCTTTGATATCGGCCCCCTGCGCTACACGCCGTACCGCCCGACAAGGCTCTTTCACGAAGTAGTCAGGGACTACAAGAGAATCGCGACGGCGTTGCGGGCTACAGAAGAGGCATGTAAGAATGGCGAAGGGTTCAATTCCCTGGTGAAACTACTCGCGCTCCCGGGCCCTGCCTCATTGCCCGAGATACAGGACACAAGCAGAGATCCTGGTGTGCAGGTTATTCGGGCGGAGCTAAGCGAACTGCGAGCAGAAATCCGGCGACTGGCAGCTCATCCACTTTCTGCGAGCGGCGCGCACGGCGGTTTTGAGGTTGGGGAGCACGTGCGATTTCGCGTGCGAAGGGCTATCCTGATTCGAGTGAGGGACGCGGCATGCCCGGTTGAGGAACTTGTTCAGAACATCGCATCGAGATTCGCGGTCCCGACGGAAGTCGTCGCAATTGAGCTGCACGACTTGATTGGGCGTGGGAAGATCCGAATGACGAGTTCAGGGATGTGCACGTCAGTCGAAATGCGCGAACTTCGCGATGGTTCTGCGCAAACGGGGCAAACCTAAGGGGGGATGATTTGTCCATTTTCCTCGGGAGCCCGCGGCATCATTTAGTCCAGTGTAATCGTCCAAAGCCCTAATATGCCCCGCGCAGGAAGCACGCGTCGCAGGGATTGAACATCCTCTAGGAGCCAGCAGTACGGCCCGGTGGCGAGGGGATCGTCGGCAAGGTCGGGCGAGTAGGGGACGATGTCGCGGAGCGTGACGGTGCCGACGATCGCGGAGCGGGGGATCTCGGCAGGGACCTCGACGCCGAGGGCGGCCAGGGCAGCGCGGGCAGCGATCTCCTCAGCGCCGCCGTGTTTCGCGGTGGCGTGGATGGCCAGGGGGCCGCGATAACGGACGCGCCAGGTGCGATTCTCGACCCGCTTGTGGCCGTGGACGATCGCCCAGGCCCAGACGGGATGCACACTGAGGACCTTGATGGTTTCGCCCCTGGCTGGCCCTGCCTTCGCCTGGCTGGCCCAGGCGCTGGGGGGCGAATCGGGCGACGTCGGGCAGGCCCGCTCGCAACCTGGGGCTCCAGGGCCGTTCTGGGAGGCGGCCTCTCCGTCCGCTGGGAATAGGTCGAGTTGGCCGGGCAGGCAGTCTGCGCCGGAAAAGAGCGTCTTCTGGCGGGCCTTGGGGGCGGGCGCGGGCTGGCAGGCCGGCGGCCGCGGGGCGTCGCTTCTGAGCGTGAACGGTTCCATGTCAGAACTCCAGGTCTGGGGGAAGGGGATCGTGGGGAAGATACGCGCCGCTGGCGACCCGCCGGATCGCCTGGCGGTAGAGTTGCTCGGCCGGCGGCATGCGATCGTACGGCGAGAGGAGGAAGTCCCAGAGGCGTTCTGTGCCATCGTCGCCGCCGTATTCGGGGAACTCGGTGGCAATCTCCTGGGCGATCTCATCGTAGGCCGGCACGGCGGTGTAGTCGCTGCGCTCGACCAGGCGGCCCCAGCGGGACACGAACCCGTGGCGCCAGAAGGGCCAACTCCCGGGCGTGCTGGCGGTGGCCATCTGCCAGGCCACGGCCCGGATCTCGTTGGGGCGTTGCCGCCTGTCCCATTCGGCGGCCTTGAGTTCCTGGTAGGCGGGCTGGACGTCGCTCCACGCGAGGCCCAAACTTGCCGCCTCGCGGCGAAGATCGGATAATGCGTCGGACATGGGGGGTGCTTTCGTAACGGTTGGTTTCCTCGGTGTCGAACCGGGCGGACCGGAGCTGCAACTCCGGCCCGCCCCCTCTTTGCGCCCGCTAGTATTCCTCGGGCAGAAGAATCGTGGTGGCGGCGCGGTCGCCGTTGTCGTCGGTGGCTTCGGTGATGATCCAGATTTTCTGGCCCTGGAGCGTCTGGTAGGCGGAGAGGATTCGCGAGCCGTCGATAAGGGCCTGGTCGTTGGCGTCTTTGTCGTCGGTGCAGACGCTCCCCCAGTCGCCGGAGATATGGCGGGCGAGGAAGAACATCGGCTCCTGACTGGCGTCGGCGATGGCTCGCAGAGCGCCGGGCGTGGCGAGCAGGCGGCCGAGGCGGAACTTCGGACGGGGCGTGGTGGTGGTCATGGAACGAGGCTCCTGTCGAATGGGGTTTGGAAGCGGCCCCGGGGCGACGTGCCCCGGGGGCTTCGGTCGTTCGGCCTACTGTTCGGCGTTCTGCTTGAGCCAGAGTTCCCAGCGCTTGCGGGCCTCCTCGATTTCCTTTTGTTGCTGGGCGATTTCCGCGGGCGTCAACTCGCGGGGCTTTTCTGCGGGAACGGGCTGGGGAACCGCGACGGGTTCGGGCTCGGGTTGCGGCGGCGGGGGCGGGCTGACGAGCCGCGTCATGGCCTGGCGGGCCAGGGCGACGGCGGCGTGGTAGTCGTAAGCGCCGCTGATGAGGATCGGCTCGCGGCCGGGGAAGAGCCGGGCGAGGTCGCCGAAGCTGGGAGGGAGCGGCGTCCCGAGTTGCCCGGCGAGTTGCCGGCCGCCGATCGCCTTGGCCCGGAACATGAGCGAGCGGTAGAACCACCCGCTGACGGCCGAGGCGAAGGTCGCGACGTCCAGCGGGTCGGCTGCCCGCTTGAGGCAGACCGCGTGGCAGTGGGAACTCCCGTCGGCATACGCCTTGAACGCCCGGTGGACGATCCACAGTTCCACGCGGAAGTCGGCGGCTTCGAGCAACTCGGTCATGGCGATCGCGGCGGCTCCGCGCCAAAGGATGTCGCGGTGTTTGATCTTCGCTTTGGCGTTGACGTCGATCACGATCACCACGGTCTGCGGCGCGCGGCAGGCGGAGCGGCTGGTCGTGCGCCAGAAGGACTGGCCCGTCCGCAGACGGTCGTGATCGACCTCGTCGCCGTCTTGCTCCTCGAAGCGGGGCCGGCGGCGGCGATTGGCAGGGCGGGGCAGGTCGGCGTCGGCCATTTCGTCGGCCATGCGGCGGATCGTCTCCACCCCCTCGGGCCAGGCGGCGCGGGCCGCGGTGTAGACTTCCTCCCACGTGGAGAAGTCGCGACCGACGAACTTTTCGAGGTGGAAGATGTGCAAGGGCTGACGGTCGACCGACGCGGCCGCCGAGGACTCGATGAGGTCCTCGACGGAGTCGAACACGCGGTAGTGCGTGCCGTAGGCGGTTTCGGTGTACATGGTGTGTTTCCTTATCCCTTGATCTTCGCGATTTCGTCCCGTCGCCAGCCGGCGAAGAGCTGCTCATCGACTTGTTCGTCGGTCCATCCCCAGCGGGCGACCATCTCGGCGGCGTCGCGGATGAAGCGGGTGGAGACGAGCCGCTCCAGGCGATTGAGGCGGATTCGCTCGCGGTAGGCCCGCAAGCGGTCGAACAACTCGGGGATCGGGCAGAGGTGACGCTCCAGGTCCTCGTTGTAATCCATGGGGACCGTCCCGATGCGGAAGCGATCGAGGGTGGACTCGTCAAGCTGATTGCGGCCCACGTACTGGCGATCCGCCCCGCGCCCCCAGGTGTTGGCCGCGGCGATGCAAATGAAGTCGGCATGCTTGAGGGCCACGGGCTTGTCGTGGCGATTGGGGATGGGCAGGCGGCCGTTGGCCAGGGCCGAGTTGATGACCAAGAGGACGTTGGGGTCGGCGGCGTCGAGTTCGTCGAAGAGGAAGACGCCCCCGTTTTCGTAGCAGTCGAGGAACTCGGTGGAGAGAAACTCGAATTGTCCCGCCTTGCCCTTGGGCACCATGCGGCCGGTAAGCTGGGCCTCGCTCATGCCGGCGGAGCAGGAGATGGATGCGAACTTGAGCCCGAGGGCCTGGGCGACTTGGGTGGCCAGGTGGCTCTTGCCGCAACCGGCGGGGCCGGGCAGGAAGATATGCTTGCGGGCGATCGCCAGTCCGAGGACGCGGTCGAACGCCTCGTGGACAAAACCCTCGATCTTGTGTTCCGTGCCGTCGGGCTGGCGGACGTGGATCATCCGCGGGGCGGGCGTCCCCTTTTCCAACTCCCCGATGCGATCTTCGAGGGCCTTGATCTTCTCGGCGACGTCGGCGGGCAGCTCGACTGTGGTGGCGGGGTGCGGTTCGTCGAGGACGGCGTCGCAGTCCTCGTGCTGCCAGCGGGTGCGTTTGCCGGTCTTGTAGGGGCGGATGGGGTGATGGATCTTGATCGTCTTGCGGCAGGCCGGGCATTTGCTTTCGTAGCGGGCCCGCTGGCTGGCGGCGTTGTCACTGTTTAGAATGTGAGACATCGGTTGGGGCTCCTGTCAAAGTGTGGTTCCAATCGAAGGCCCGTCGGGTGGTGATGACACCCGGCGGGCCGCTGTGTTGAATCGCTCTCTTCTCTACTGCGCTACTGCTGACCGTCCTCCGAACGGTCTGACGAGCAGGGCGGTTGTCGCCGCCTACTTGGGCCAGGTAATCGATCTCCCCGGGGTTCCCCGGGGCCTCTGACCCGCTCGCCGTTCGTGTTTTCAAGGATCGCGTGGCTCACTTCTGACGTCTGTATCGTACCCTCCCGACGGGTGGCCACAAGGAGCGATCGACGGAATTCCGGCCGGGCGAGCGGGCGGGCCACGGAAGTCCTTGCGAGGGCGCGGGTTGGCCTTATGTGATTGATATGTGAACGCCTGTTGTTGCGATCACCCATCTTGGCATTAGAATGGAAGGCCGGTCATCCGGCCCCCTTTCATGCTCCGCCACAGCGCCCGAGGAGATGCACATGAGCGAAAAGGTGTTGAGAGATACTGCTTACGCAGAAGAGCTGGTCGAGCCAGCGGTCTACCGTTTCAACGATGAATCGGAGGGACGAATCGAACACCTTCGGTTCAAGGTCGGGGATGCAGCGGGCAAGGAAGGCTATCGTCTATCGTGGTGGCGAGACGGTCGAATGTTGCCACGCCCTCTCGATCTTGCCGAGGACGAGTTCATCGCCCTTCTCCAAACTGCGGTAAAGACAGGCGTCTTCTCTCACCGAACAGTGAATAGGTTGCGGGAGATACTCGCCCAATGACCGAGCCGTTCAGGTGCAACGGGTGGGATAGAAGGCGAGGCGATCGCCGCCGCGACCGGTGCCCTCCTGGCGGGCATCTCCGAGGGTGACCAGTTCATCCAGGGCGTTGCGGACGGAAGAGGCCGAAAGCCCGCTGACGCGGGCCAGGAGCGAGGGCGTGGCCCCAGGGTAGCGCCGCAGCAACGATTCCACCTGGACGACAGTCGCCCGCTTGGCGAACGGCGCAGGGGAGGCGGCGAGGTACGCTTCCGCCATGGCGCGATCCAGCGCCGGGCCGACGTATTCAAAGCCGGCGGTGATCCGCGCGGCCGATGTTGCCCGATAGGTCCCTTTGCGGCGGAACGCGCCGCCGGCGCCGGTGGGCGAGCTCATGCCCAGGCGCTTGCGCTTCCAATGTGGCGAGGCCGATCGGGCCCGAATCACCACGGGATGGCTCGCCGTGGCGAAGGCGCGTCGACCGACGCCCTTGAAGATGGACGCGCAGAACGTGCTCAGGCGGTGGCCGATCCCCAGCCCCTGATAATCGGGCAGGACCACGGAGCGATGCTCGCGGACGTCGCCCGACTTGCGGTCGCGAGACATGGCGTTCATCCATGCCGAGAAGGCGACGGGCGTGCCGTTCCAAAAGGCGACGAAGCAGCGGGCGGTGTTGGAAATCGACCCGCTCAGATAGTGATGGTGCCCGAAGAGAAGCCAGGCGGAACGGTGGACCGGAGCGACTTCAAGCTCGATTTTCGGTCGCCAAAGCCGCCCCCTTGCGAGCCGACTACTCGCCATGTCCACTTCCCAGTCCGGTTCGAGCCACTCGGCCACGTCGTAGTGGCACGTCACGGCGACGAAACGCCGCTTCAGGCGGCCCTTGCGGATCGCCTTGCTGACGGCCGCCGACCCGATGCGGGCCACGGTGCGGTCCACCACGCTGGTGAATTCGTCGTAAGCCACGACGGGCTTGTCGAGCAACAGGGCCCGGGCCAGGTCGCAACGGAACTTCTCGCCGTTGGAGAGGACGTGGTAGGGCTTCACCCAGCTCGGCGGCGAACTGAAGCCCACGGCCGAGAGGGTCTGGCTCAACTCCTGGACGGACAGCTCGGGTGCGAAGCCGTCGAGGACGGCCTTGTCGGCGGGCCACTCGAAGCCCTGGATCAGGGCGTCGCCGAAGACCTGACGGGCGATGGTGCTCTTGCCCGACCCGCTGGGGCCGACGATGAGCCCGATCTGCCAGTCTTCCGCGAGGTCGGGGACCTCGACGCGGAACTGCTGGGCAAGCTTTTCCTCGAGCGAGAGGTCGAAGATCCCGGAGAGCTGCTCGACGCGGAACGATCGATGGACGGGACACTCAACGATGAGGGAGACTTCAGGCATATAGATTTTCAATGGGGGGGCAGCGATGGCTTATGAGGGGAGAAGAAATGATTGCAATTTTCCGGGGCTCCCAAGCGATAATCTCTTCGGGAAGTTCGCAAGGGGCCCGCCGAGGGGCTCTCCTAAACCAATGGGGAGGTGAATCTTGATTAGCGTCTTCAGCTACCGGGGCTTGTGGATTCTTGTCGTGAATCTGAGGCGTGCATCAGACAGGAGATGTCGGGGAAGACGCGACCATGCACCGATGCCATTCCTCTTTGATGGGTGCTGGTCCGGAGAACGATGGACACCCTCAACGACCTTCGCTCAGTTCTTCGAAAGCCGGACGGAGGCAGAGACGTACCTGAACGAGAATTACCGGACGATGATCGCGTGTCCACGCTTTCGTCGATATGGTGGCTACGAATCATATTGTGAGGAGCCGGCAGGATAACCCTTCGCGCTCGAAGCGTTCGTAGAGTTCGCGCTGCTGGGCCTCGTCGCGGCAGTTGATGACGATCTTCCATTCGGCTTCGACGGGCTGGTCGGGGGCGGGAAGATGCTCGCCGCTTGCGGCGTTGTCGCCGGCGGCGTCTGTAGCCTCGCCGTCTTCGGAGGGGACGGCAGCCGCATCGGCGGTTTCGTCGGTCCCGGCCGAGCCGTCGGCGGTGTCTGCGGTGTCGGAAAGATTGCCGCGGAAAAGGTCATGCAGGGCGAAGGCGTCGTAGAGGTCGGGCGTTTCGTCGGCGACTTCGAGGAGCAAGTCGTCGAGCATTTTGCGGTCCCACTTCGCCAACTCGGCGGTGCGGTTGTCGGCGATCGAGAAGCCCCGCTGCGTCTTCGCGTCGTCTTCGACCCAAACCACGGCCAGGTGCGTCCAGCCGAGCTGCTGCGCGGCGAGATACGTGCCGTTGCCGGCCTCGATCTGGTTGTTCTTGCGGTTCACGACGATCGGCCGTCGCTGGCCGAAGGCCCCGAGGCTCGCGGCGATCGCCGTGATGTTCTCTTCGCCGTGCTTGCGGGCGTTGCGGGGATCGAGATTCAGGTCGGCCATCGGGGCGGCCAGCGGCCGCAGCGGTTCGGCGATGTGGGAGAGGTCCAGACGTTGCTTGGCCATGATCTGCTTTCTGGGAAAGGGGAGGTCTCACGCGGAGTCGCGGAAACGCGGAGAAGAGAATATGAGACTATGACTCATAGGGTCATATAATCCGAGTTGTCTCCATTCCCTCCGCGCCTCCGCGGCTCCGCGTGAGGCAATTGGGTGTCGCCAATTGGCGACGCGTGCTATGCGGCTTTCGCCGCCGGGGCAAGGTTGTCGCGCAGGGCGAGGAGTTGGCAACTGACGGAGCCTTTGACGGGCTGGGCGACGGTGGAACGGAGTTGGGCCAGCACGCCTTCCACGGTGGTGACGAGAGCCGGGTCCTGCGCGGGCAGCTTCCCCGAATTGGCGGCGCAGTCGGCGATGAGGTCGGCGAGGACCTGGCGGCGGCGATCGGCGCGCATCCGACCGAGGACGCAGGCGATCACCTGGGCGGCCGGCGGTTCTTGCGAGGCGTTCCGCGTGCCGTCGTGGCCCACGGTGAGCTGCGCGCTGAGATTGTAGTCGGCGGACGGCTCGTCCGAGACGCGGCCGCTCAATTCCAACTCGATCGGAAAACTCCTGCCGGCGGGGAGGTCGGGCCGGCGTTTCTTGGTCTCCTTCTCGGCGACCGATTTGACGGCGTGCCAGAAGGCGGCGATGTGGGCTTGGGATGGCATTGTTCACTCCAGGGGTTCGGCGGTCTTGAAGGTGTGGCCGCAGCGGCGGCATTTGTGGTAACGGATCGTGACGCGGAAGCTGGCGTTGCGGGGCGGCCGGCGCGTGCTCTGCACGAGCGTCTTGGTGGACCCGCAGTCGGGGCATTGGGTTCGGGCGTAGGATCCTCCCGACGAAACCGGCGAGGACTGGTTTTGTCCAAGAGCCTCCATCGCGGCCTGGTCGAAGGGCTGGGGCGTGACCTGCTCGTCGGTCCACTGGTGGCCGCAGTGGCGGCAGACCGCGGCCGTGCCCTCGAAGCCCCAGCGGACCACGGCGCCAAAGGTCTCCGCGTCGCGGCAACCGCACTTGGGGCACTCGGGCCCATCGGCAACGGGGAGACTCATGATGGCCTCCGTTTCTTCGCTGCGAACCAACCCCCGGGGGTGGCGGCTTGCTTTGGGGCGGCGGCCGCGGGGGCGATCATCCGGACGCCGCGGCGATGGGCAGCCGGCCCGCACAGCGCGGCGGCGTCGAGCCAGTGGTTCTGCTTCCGCAAGCGCTTCCACTTGCGAACGAAGCCCTTTTCCGGGATGAACTGCTGCTGGCACTTCTCGGCCGTGAGGTGCTTGAAGAAGGTGAGATGCTCGGCCGGCATCGCCGGGAAGAGCGTGAGGGCGCCGGGCTGGTCCTTGGGCATGGCAAGCCGCTCGT